CTGAAAAGTTTCAAAAACCCTTTATTGACCGTCCTAGTATTCTTGATTCAACTCCAGGAGACCCACAAGGTTATGTGAGTAAGGATGGAATGTGGGCAGCAGTGCCTTATGGTAAAAAGTTTATTATCCTTCACAACGGTCAACAAGTTCACACTGCCAACAATTATAAGTCCGCAAAATCCTACATTCAAAAGTCCGCAAAAGGCGCATCGGTCGCAACTCTCAAAGAATTTCTATGACACAGACATTTAAAGTCACATCTGAAGCACCTTATGATAAGCATAACTACGAAGTTGTGCTGAAAAATAACAAAAAGGTATTTTTCGACAATTGGGAGGACACGCAGGAGTATTGGTGGGCAAACTGCCAGATGCCAGATTTTTTAGATGTTATAATCGTCAAAGATAAAAAGAAGGTTAAGAGCAAGGGTTTCTCCTGATAAATATTCGAAATATGGGAGATGGTAATGGTTACTCTATTACTCACAGCAACCATATCTTGTGCTGATGCTTTAGGTATCATTCATCGTCTTACAAAAGTTGTTGGATTGACTCCGATTCAGAAATCAGAAATCATTCAGGAAATTCGTAAGACAATTCCTTTTTGCCCTGTGACAATCAAAAAAGATGACAAATGAACAATGGAATCGTGGTCTTGACTTGTTTATCGAGTCCGTCCATAAACCAGACCACGAGTTGCGTCAATGTGCTCATAATCAGAAATGTTACAATGAGTTGATGGAAGTGAGAGAAAATGTGTTAGAATATCTGAAAACAATCAGACGATGAATACCACATACATCTACTTTGTCATATTCTTTTGTATTGCCTACTTGATTATCACAGACCAGTCTGTAGCAAGAGGATTTTATTTACTGACTCAAATTGTAAGAGTTCAATACGAAAAGACAAAGTGGTGGATACTTCACTCACCAGATAATATCATAGTTAAATGGTTGATTCACAGAAAATCTATGAAGATGGCGAAAGAACTGATGAGAGAATTGGAAGAGAAGAATAAATAATAATGTCTGTTGGTACTGCAATTCTCTACAGACAAAAGATTAGGTGCTTTCGGGCACCTTTTCTGTTATAAATATTAATGCAGTACCAATAGAATAGAAATGACTTTACAAAGTCCAAGAATTTATACATATAAAATTACCTTTGAGGAAGTTTCATACTACTATTACGGTAGTAAAAAAGAAAAGTATTTTAATGAAGAATATTGGGGATCTCCCATAACTAACAAATGGTGTTGGGATTTTTATACTCCAAAGAAACAGATATTGGAAATATTTGATTATACTGATGAAGGTTATATTAAAGCACAAGAAGTTGAAGGAAGATTGATTAGAGCAGTTTATAATACTGATAAATGGTGTTTGAATGCTAATTGCTTGGGTGTTTTTTCTATAGAACAAAAAAGAAAAGCGGGTAAAATAGGTGGAAAAATAGGAGGTAAAATAGCAGGGTTGAAGCATAAAGAAAATAAAACATCTATCTTTTCCCTAACACCAGAACAAAAAAGTGAAATTGGTAGAAAAACTGGAAATAAATGTAAAGATCTTAAAATTGGTATTTGTGGTATTACTACAGAGCAAAGAAGAGAAATCGTAAAAAAATCACATAAAACTCAAAAAGAAAATAATTCTGGAGTTTTTGGAATGAGTAGAGAAGAAAAAAGTTTAGCAGGTAAAAAAGGTGGATCTAAAGGTGGAAAAAACGCACAAAAAACCCTTAAGGATAATAAACTTGGTATTTATGGACTAACTAAAGAAGAAAGGATTGAAAATGGAAAAAAAGGCGGAGCAATTTCTGGGAAAAAACCTATGAGAATAGAACGGGATTATTTTCATTAACTGAAGAAGAAAGGAAAAAGGCGTGTAAAAAGGGTGCAGAAACTAATAGAATAAATGGTACAGGCATTTATAGTAGAACAAAAGAAGAGATGTCTCAAACTGGTAAAAAAATAAGTTCTCAAAAATGGATGTGCCTTGAGACAGGTTACATAACTAATGCTGGAGCACTTTCTACATATCAAAAGAAAAGAAATATTGATACTTCAAAAAGAATAAGATTGGAATAAATAGTCAAATACGGAGAACAATAATGTTGTCTACTGCCTATCGGGTGAAATTAGAAGAAATATGCGATCGTATTGCAAAACATCAAGAAGTTTCTTTGACGGAAATGGTGTGGTGTGAAAAACTTGCCAAAGCAAACAGAAGTGCTGCCACAATACTTCGTCAGGCAAGAAGAAAGGCAGAAAATCCTGATATGGTTGAAGGTGATTTGGACGACTTTATGAATCAGATGGATCTTGGTGGTCTGGGTCACGAAAGATTTGGTATTCGTGGATTTGATTCTCCAGAAGACCTACACGATTGGTTTAAGAGGGATGAGGATGATGATACATGGAGACAGAGAGATTGACATACGAAGAGTTTATACACAAAGGTACTGAATTCTATATGGATATGGTGCGTCTTGTTGATACTAAACTCAAATATCGTATGGAATTCACAGAGCAAGAGACAGAAATAAAAGATCACATTATGGAGTTTCAACACCAGGTCAAGTTGAATGAGTTGAGAGATAAATTTCAAAAATGTTGGGATAAACAATGAAGCATACGGTTATTCTTTCTCTCTGTTTTTTACCACTTGCAATCATTTATATTATTATGAAAGTATCATTATGGTTTTCTAATAGTGTATCAGAAATTAAATATATAAAAGACGATGCAAAACGACCACACGGATCCTATGTGGAAAATCCATATGAAGACATTGACAAAAAGAATGAAAAGCATTGAAATTTCTGAAAAAATAGACCAAGCACTTTGGGAATGGTATTCTGAAAGAGGATTGGAAGTACCTAATTGGAAATATGAAAAAAATCCTCAATGGTGGATAGATTACCTGAAAGAACTTGACAACCAAGATTAAACACCCTATAATACACTCATATACACCCATTATCATGGATTATAAACCTTATTCCGCAGAGTGGAGTAGAAAACGATACTTGAAAGAAGCAATTCAACAATACTTTGACACTGACGCATCACTGGATGTTGTGTTGGATGACATTGTGAGTGTGCTTGAGGAGAATGTGGCACATCACAAAAGTCGTGCTGAAAGGTTTCAAGAAGTTTTGAATGGTCTGAAGTCGTTGCCGTACTGATTATGAAACTTATTTCTTTTAAGCATAAAGAAGACTTTGGACACGATTGGTATGTCCAAATTCTTCATACAAAACAATGGGCATTATTTCAGGCATCAGTTTCTTGGAATTATTATCCATCCTGGCCCTATCTTCAAATCAAATCGGGAACTGGAAGCACACTCAGTATTCTCTTCTGGGCATATAAGTTTGGATTTGATATTGGTGTGATTGAAAGGACTTGGAATTGGGATTATATAGAAAACCCTGATGTTGAGGAAGAAGATGTTTAGCAAACCACTTCTAGGCACAAATGTAAAGAAAACCAAATTATCTTGGTTTGAGTATATCTGGCACTCTTGTATCATTCAGGGGTGGTATAATTGTTGGTATTCCTTCAAGAATTGGTCTGACTTGATGGGTGACAACTATCAAGAATATGCTCTTCTTGTATCTGATGACCCATTGGAGCAGTGTATTTTATACTTCTGGGATAGTTTAGAAGATGAGATTTATCCTAAACATTTCTTAGAAAGTTTACTTCAAATGGTAGATGACATTGAGACTGGTAAAGAAAAACTCATTCCAATGGATGAGGATTTTATGAATAGACTGAAAGACCTTGTAAAAGATGTAGATCTGGGTGACGATTACGAAACTGGTAGAATAACTGATGAAAGAAATTGAGGAGAAAGATAAATACTAGTGCCTTAACTGACTGCAATCTTTAAGGTGGGGGAGGATTTTTCCTCTCCTTTGTAATATAAATACCAATGCAGTCAGTTTAAGAGTAGAATTATGGTAAATCCATATAGATTTTATACCTATGCTTATTTGCGTGAGAATGGAACTCCTTATTACATAGGTAAAGGAGAAGGCAAAAGAATATATCAAAGACGAGGAAGACCCTGTACTCCTCCAAAAAATAAAGAAAGAAAAATATTTCTTAAACAAAACTTAACCGAAGAAGAAGCATTTAAGCACGAAATCTATATGATTAATGTGTTTGGTAGAATTGATATTGAAACTGGTATTCTTCATAATAAAACCAATGGTGGAGAAGGTATTAGTGGATTTTCTCATAGTGAAGAAACAAAAAAGAAAATGAGCGAATCTCAAAAAGGGAGGATTGGAAGTTATGGATTTGGAGGAAAATCGCATACTGAAGAATCAAAGAAAAAAATGAGTGCTGCTAGAAAGGGTAGAGTCAGTCCATTTAAAGGTAAAAAAATGACGACAGAACAAAGAAAAAAAGTAAGTGATGGGTTGAAAGGTAGAAATCTTTCTGAAGAACATAAAAGAAAAGTAGGTGATGCTTTTAGAGGAAAAACATTGACTGAAGAGCATAAACTAAAGATAAGTCAATCAAAATTTGGAAAAAAACATTCTGAAGGAACTAAAATAAAATGTGGTTTGGGAAATAAAGGTAAAAAATGGTGGAATGATGGAACTAATAGTAAATTTTGTAAAGAGTGTCCTGACGATGGGTGGACTTTGGGTAGAATAAGACACTGGTAAAACTGGCACACTCCAAATTGACATACCACACAAATTCCACTATACTGAATTCATTGATTCAAACCTCTGACAATGTACGACGCAACTGTCAAATTTTCTTTTGATGCCACTTTCACTCCTACTTATGGCACATCTTCTTGGACTAGTGATGACTTCATTCCCGAAGAGCACTATCTGATTACTGCTCCTGCATCTGATCTCAATGCCACTCAGTATTTCAAACTGTTTGAGAAGTTTCTGCTCTGTGTTGGTATGTGTCCTTCAAGTATCCGCAGTGGTGCTATGTCTCTTGTCTTCAATGATTATGTGAATGAAGAAGAGCAACGTAAGGTCTGTGCTGAATATGAGATCACGATGGATGAAGACCTTGAAGAGAAATTCAAAGAGTGGAAAGTTCGTGATGAAGAATGGGCACGACTGAAAAAAGGTCCTATGGGCACTGTATTAGAAGATGAAGAAACTACCTGATAAGAAAACACTGGATATTATGTGGACGGTGGCAACATCGTCCAGTATTGAAACTGGCATAAGACCTCATTATGGGTTTGCCCAGATGCTGTATGATGAAATTAACGACATTCAACCACCCGTGAGTATTTGTTATGAGAAAGGTAGTAGTCAAACCGAAGAGTAGTAAATCCAAGAATAGATTGGCAAATCTGATGGGAAACAATCCTGTTTGTATTGTAGAGCAGGATACTGGTGGTGAGTTGTTTCTTGCTGCTGAAAATCGTAAATACTTCTTCTGGGTCAGCACTCGTGAAGGTGTAAATCGTTTCGGTGACAAGTCCGACGCACATTGGGAAATTATTGAGGAATTATCATGACCTACGATGAACTCTACGATCACATTGTTTCTTATATTTCTTTACCTTATCCTGTTATAACTGGTGATATTACCAATTGGACAGGAAAACCTCTTGAACACGATAAGAAACGTGCTTGTCTAATTCTTGGAGCATTCATGGAGTTTCTACTTGATTGTGCTGATGAAGGTGTAGACCCTCGCACACTTGATATGACTGGTTTTGTGAATGAAAAACTTGATGAACTGGAGGATAGGAAATGAAAACCTACAATCTCACCATCACTGAAAAGCAGGCACGAGCACTTGTGGATGCTACTGATTTGCTTCAAAGAGTTCAATTGGGTCAATGGAGGGAGATTCAAGATAATCTACCCCTTCAAAAACCGATTGATTATGGGGAATTTCATCAGGATATGAGAATTATTGGAGCAATTCTATCCAAACATATGATTGATGGTATTGATGGTGGTGCTTCATCACTTGGAGTAGGACATCCAGATCTTCCAGAAAGTAATGGAATTCTTTATGACCTTCATCGGGTTATTCGTAGGAAACTTTCTGTGGAACGAGCAGTAGAACAGGGCATTATTGAGAATGAAAATGTTTCTAGAAATGAAATGCCAATTACTGTGGACTTTGATATTCCCATGAAATGGGGAACCGAACCACTTGCTCAAATTGAAAGGGTCAGTTAAAGAACTGTCACAGGGCATCTCCACAGGTGCCCTTTTTCGTTGTATAATGACTTCATACACAACAAACCGATGATTGAAATCACATTTACCAGAGAAGAACTCCAGTATTATAATTTTTCTCATGGAGAGGATTTAATTGTTGATGCGAGATCAATTTACGAATTAGCAGAAGCATTGGAGTCACTATAATGTTATCACCAGCAGATAGAATCGTAGAAGCAACAATGCCTTATACTCTACGACCAAAAAAGAATGATAGAGAAAAAGTCATTGCAGCAGCACTTGAGTTTGTAATTGAAGAGTTTAGTTATATTGATTGGGATTTTGGGTATGGAGAAGGTAAAGATTTCATTTATGTAAAAGACTTACAAAATCTGATTGACGAATTGAAATCTACTGTGACGATTGAAGAACTGTCCACTGACTCTTGAGGTGAGTGGATTATTCTGTTATAATGACTCTAGTTCAATCAAACCAATGATTTCTCCTTACAATGTAGTTCCTGGAACTGATATTATTCAAGAGTATGCTGAAAGAAAACAAAGGGCAGATGAGCGGAAACAAAAATGAGTAGATTCATTAAGAACCCAGACGAAATTGTGCTGGAAGATGTGAAGATGGTTCACTACGAAACGATGGAAGAAGGTCGTGCTGTATGGTTGGGAATCTATCTGAATAATGGTAAAATATATCATCTAAACATCGGTGGAGATAATCTTTATGTCAATTATTCAGATGAAACATTGGATTGAGGATTCTTGGTGGTCTTGGATAAATTGTATTGTATTTCGTCTTGACTATAATGACCGCATAGATTATTGTGCCTTCTGGGAGGAATTAAATCTTGGGTATTATCAAATGAGAGATGAGTATCTAATGTCTCAACCAGGATTTGATCCTTATAATCTTTCAGGTAGAGACCCTTATTATTCTTATGTGATGAGTAAGTAATGGACTTTCCAGTGTTTTTAAATAAGTGGATAATCGGATTTAAACCGATTAAGTATACAATTTTTTGGTATTGGTTTCGTCTGGTCAATCATTCTAATTGGAGAATGGACGACCATCAAAGATACTGGGACTTCTGGTTGAATTTGAATAAAGGGATTTTAGATATGAATTACAAATGGGAGTTTGAAAAGTTTTGGGGTAAAAATGCTAAACCTGAAGTAACATATATTTCACCAGAAGCATATGATAAACTGGTGGAAATGATTGAAAGACCATCGAAACCATCTCAAGCACTTATAGATTTGATGAATAGACCTTCGCCTTGGGACAATGAATAAGTATCTTGAAGGATTTAAAAAAAGAGCAGGTGTCAGTATTGTATTCTGTCAATTGATTATCATTATGTTTCAATTGGCAAATCTCAATAAGCAGAGAGTAATTGTTTGTGAACCTGATCAATATCAACAGCGCATTATTTGTATAGAGCAATGAATAAATACTTCCAAAAAGTCATGATTACTTTTCAACAGTTTTTAGAAGAAGCAAAGAAAAAATCTAAGGAACCAAAACCACTATACTCTAAAAAACATATAGAAAAGCAACTTAACAAGCAAGGTGGAATTGGCGCAAAGGCAGTACAAAAATATATTGATCAAAATCCAAATCGTGGTCCTCGTGAGTATAAGTTAGGTGAACACTAAATCTAAAATCTTCTACAATATCTGGTGCAATGCTTATCAACGCAGATATTTGTATCGTGACACACCCCGAGAGCATCGTGAGCATGATACAATACTGATGTGTCTGAATATGAAAGATGTGCAATTCTACCAGTTTGACTCAGAAAAACCAAAGCACTTGAAGTAAAATGAATGACGAGCATTATGGATGGGTAATCAATACTCATTATGATTACATTAATCTTCTAACAAAAATGGAGAAGAAAAATCCACAAAGATTTAATGAGTTTCGTTATTCAGAATCGACAATTTATCACTACCTAGATAGATTGCAACAAGAACAAAATCTTTACGACTGATGAGTGAAGTTAATTTTAAAAAGCACCGTGTATTTCGTGAGACGGAATCAGTAGTCTTTTATGATATTTCGGTAGAAAACTCAAACGCACAAGACTTGGTAGTGCATACTGGAGCAGCAATATCTCCTCCTGATGATATTGTAGGAGCAAAACAGTTTTATATTCACTATCACCAGACAGACCATAATCGTGTTTTGTCTGGTCTCCGCACATTTGAGTTAGTTAATCCTAAATGGAGATATCCCTATCACATAGTGCATTTAAATCGAAGTAGTGGAGCACTTGTAATTCCTATCGGCACTTATCATCGTAGTATTTCTGGTGAAGATGGGTCTATTGTGATTAACCAAGCAATTCGTGATGATGAATTTAATCCAGAAACTGAATTTATACCAGTTTCTGCAGCACAAAGTGAAGACCTTTATCGCATTTTGGCACATGAAAAACCTGTTATTCACACTTTATAATACATAATATAATATTGGATAATATAAATGAATAATACAGATCCATCCCAAATTACATTAGAAAGCACGGCAAAACTCTTTGAATATGAAAGAATTTCAAGAGAAATTGAAGAATGTTCGGATATTGACAAAATTAAAGATATGCTCCGTTGCTATGTTAAACTTTATATGAAACAACAGGAAGTTATGTTGGAGATTATTAAATGAATTTCACACCACAACAATATAAACTCATCTATACTGCTGTGCGACGACATCAGATTGAAAAAACAGCGCTGAATAGTCTAGAGTATCAAGAGTGTAGTGAGATACTTGACGAACTGTTTGATACCGTTTATACTCAACAAGTGGAGCAACCAACCTGATTATGGGAAGACCTAAAAAAAGTGAAAAAGCACCTGCAGTAAATAAGGAAGAAGAATTTCCATTTGACCAATTTCCTTGGAAGTTAGTCCAAAAGGATGGAAAAGAAACCCGTAAGTGCTACTTTCAGACGGAAGAGCATCGTCAAAAACACATTGACAGATACAAACTTAAAAAGAAAAAAATTACTCTGAGTTGTAAGTATGACTGAACGCACATTTGTAGATAAAAACGGAAACTCCTGGTCCTGGGAAGAAACTCCTGAAACCATTGAGGCACTGAAACAACTTCACGAAACTGTAAAGCAAGTAAATGACCGAAAAGAAACTGATTGACGATTGCTTTTATGTGGAGCAAAAAAAGTATGGACTCTGGGACTCAAAAGATCTTGAGGGAAATGGGTTGGTCACATCTCTCACTGAAGAGCAATGTATATCAGCAACCCGTTTTTATCTCAAATTCAGGCAAGAAAATCAATTTGAATCCCAAAATAATGAAGAAAATGTAAGTAAGTATTCTGGTAGTATGGATTATAAACTATAAATTGTTGGAAAATAGAATATGAAAGATGATTATCCTTATCACGAATTAGACCCAACCACTCCTTGGTATGAGTGGTTGATGCATTGTGAAATACACCATCAATTAAATGTTTCTGGTCAACCAAAGTGGCAAAGATATGCTGCTTATCGTAATTATTTAAAGGAAGTTGGAGTATTATAGTGTTTTTTAGACTTCGTGTTTTTCTTTGGTCTATCGTAGCAGAATTGGAATATATTTTGTATCCTTGGAAAGAAGAAAACTCATCAGAAGAAGTTTCTCAAAAATACAATTTATCATCTACAAGTATTGATCAAAACTTAATATATGATTGGTTAAAATCTCATGACGAAAAAATTACAAGACTTCAAGAAGAAATAATTTGGGTACAAAAAGAAATTCATAAACTCAATGTAGAATTAGAAACTCATGACTGAACAAGATCCCTATTGGTTTTTTAAAAAGTGGGGGTTCCCAGAACCTACTCCTAGTGATTTACTATACCAAAAACTAGGAGAACTTGAAGAAAAATATTCTGCTCTTCTCTTAGATGTAAAGCGTCTTGAAGAAGAAAATATAGAAACTTCGAATGTATTATATGAACTTATGAATTCTATTGAGGCAGTTGATCGTCGTATAGATATTCTTGCAGAACGTTGTAGAGTTGATTATGATGTATGAATTTGACGAATTTGAAAAAGCAATTGCTCACTTTGGTACAAGAGTTGATATTATCGTTGCCCTTGAAATGGGAGGCAAAATTGACGCTAATTCTGCCTATAAGGAAATTAAAACACAACTCAAAGAACTCAAACGAGCAAAAAAACAATACGGAAAGGATATGTAGTAAATGTGGTGAAACTAAACCACTAAATGAAGAATACTACCAACCAGTAAAACATTTTAAGCAAAAATTTAGTTTTTATTGCAATGAGTGCAACAAACCTAAACCCAGAGAATGACTCTCTGAAATTTACAAAAAATGATGATGGGACTTTCACCGTGGATTGGGATCCCCAGGATCCTAAGTGGTCGTTTCTTAACAACTTGACTTCCAAGGAGATCCAGGTTATAGTAGAACAGGCAATCAAGGAATTTACCGATGGACTTTGACTACAAGAAGTATTCTCTTGAAAATCTTGAAAAGTGGATGAGTGATGCCCTCCTATCTTCTGAGGCAACTCCACAAGAAATCTATGATGTCATTCACAAAGTTGTAGATGAAGAGTATCATTATCACAAACATCAAACAGGTCGTTGCTATGACCTTCTGGCACTTCTGAATGGTAATGGTGGGGGGCATCTGACTTGCGATAAGGATGACCCATCGGAAGAGTGTAAAGGTGCTTGGAATGATTTCTGGGAAGAAAACTATCATTCAGAAGAGTATGAAAAATCCAAAAAACCTACTGTAGAAGACATTATGCCTCCTTGGGGGCATAGTGATATGGAAGCACTTCGTTATACTGAAGAAGAACTGAATGCGATGTGTGAAAAGGCAGAATCAGACTATGAAAAACAAAAGTGTCAAGAGTATAATCTGCGTGAGGCAGAGTATTATGATAAACGAGCACAACTTGATGCTAAACAAGATAAAGTAGTCAAATGGCAACTTCCTGTTGAGATTGATGGTGTAAGTGGTGAGTATTATGTGCAGTTTCCTGATGACTTGATGGAAGCATCTGGTATTAAAGAGAATGATGTGGTAGAATGGGTGGATCAAGGAGATGGTTCTTATCTTTTAAAAAAAGTAACTAAACCTATTGGAATGGAGGAATGTTGAAATGGCACTATCTGAAAGTGTAGAAACTAGTCTGAAAGAGGCAGAAGCATCTCTAAGGAATGCCTTATCTTACGCAGCTCGTCAAGAAAGACCAATGGTTTGTAGTGTAATTGCTGATATGATTAGTCGTATTGAGTCTCTACAAACAACCGACTCTATTCTTGATAAGTTGGAAAATCGTAAAGGGGGAGACTCTGGATTTTTTGGCACAATGTTTGGAGAATGATGACTGAAAAGCAACCTAATGAGTTTGGCAAAGCACTACAAGAGTGGTGGGATTCTGATGCTTGTAAAGAACTACAAAAATCACATAAAGAGAGTGTAGAAAGAGCAGTAGGAAAGTATTTTATGCTTTCCGAAGAAGATAAACTTGATATGGTGCAGGCAATTTGCACTATTATGTGTAAGGCAGAATCTGAAGGCACTTCTCATCGTGGTCTGCAAGATGCTCTAGGAATCTATCCATCGGGATTTTGGATTTCGGAGTTAATGACGGTACATAATTCTTTGTGGGGATATTTTCACGTTAAAAACCAAGAAAAAAAACTCAAAGATGATCTTGATGCTCTTGAAGACTTTATGAAGAATAAAGAAGATAAATAATATTGCTTAATGATACGGCAATTTCAATAAGCAAGAATGGGTGCTCTAGGGCACCTTTTCTATTATAAATAATAATGCCGTATTATTAAAGCAGTTATGGTAAATCCATATAAATTTTATACCTACGCATATTTGCGGAAGGATAGAACACCTTATTACATTGGTAAGGGGTGTGGAAAAAGAATTTATGCTAGTAAAGGAAGACCTTGCAATAAACCAAAAGACAAATCAAGAATTATTTTTTTAAAACAAAATTTAACTGAAGGAGAAGCATTTAAGCACGAAATCTATATGATTTCTGTGTTTGGTAGAAAAGATTTGGGAACTGGTATTCTTTATAATAGAACTGATGGTGGTGAAGGTCATAGTAATCCATCATTAGAAACTATAGAAAAAAGAGTAAAACGCTTAAAGGGGAAAAAATTAAGTGAATCAGTTAAGAAAAAAATTAGTGACGCTGCAAAGGGAAGATCTAATTATTGGTTAAAGGGAATTCCTCGCAGTGAAGAAACAAAGCAAAAAATAAGTGAAGCAACCAAGGGTATTCTTCGCACTGAAAAAACAAAACAAAACATAAGTAAAGCATTAAAAGGCAAACCAAAATCAGAAAATACAAAAGAAAAATTTAAAAAAATAATGGAAGAAAAGTATAGTCATATATGTTATGAAATAATAACACCAGATAGAAATATAGAATATGTAAAAAATAGTTTAAAAAAATATTCTAAAGAAAATGGATTAAATTCTGGTTCGATGTATAATGTTGCTAATGGAAAAGCAAATCATCATAAAGGATATAAAGTCAAAAAATATATTAATAATGAAGTTTTGTAAACAAATTGCAAAGAGATTATAAAGTTTCTAGATAGTTATGTATTGAAATGCTAACATTAGGACACATCGCAAGAAACTTATGACTCTCGCAAAAACTGGCACAGAAGTGCTTTCAACAGACGAATGGAATGAGTTGGTAGCACTAAAAAATGCAATCACTTATGCACCACAGACAGTTTCGGCACAAAAAATGGAAAAATTTGCTGAATTGATGGTAAGATCTTTGGAAGGTAAGGGTGATTGCACACCACGATAAAATAAATACTATCAACACGATACAAAACGATGGATAACATTAATCAACACATTCAGAAGGATGAGGATATTCTGAATGACCCTACGATTTCTCCACAGGCACGGAGACATACGGAGGAAGAATTAGAAGCACTGAAGGCATATAAAGCAAATCATCCTGACGATGACTACGATCCAAACGCATTTGAGCTCTATTGCGATGCTAATCCTGATGCTCTGGAGTGTAGAATCTATGAGGATTGAGTGACAACTAAATATTGATGCTTGATTAAGTCGCGTTTTTCAAGTAAAATGGGAGGCAGTAATGTCTCCCCTTTGTTTTATAAATACTATTGCGACTTAAATCAAAGCAGATGGAATATTACACTTACGCTTACTTGCGTGAAGATGGGACACCCTATTATATTGGTAAGGGGAAAGGTAATAGAGCGTATGTAAAACATTGGAGAAGTAAATCTAAAGGTGGATATTTTTCTCCTCCAGAAAAAGATAAAATACTTATTCTCAAAAATAATCTAACAGAAGAGCAAGAATATCGACACGAAATGTATATGATTTCTATTCTTGGTAGAAAAGATTTGGGCACGGGTATTTTGAGAAATATGAGTGATGGGGGTAAAGGTGGAAAAGGTGTTCCTGCTTGGAATAAAGGTGGGACTATACCAGAACATCAAAAAGAAATAAACAGACAGATGATGAAGAAAAGATATGAAAATGGATATGATAGGCGATCACTTTCAAGAGTTAAAAATAAACAGCATAAAAAACACAAGGATATTGTGGCAGTTGAGGAAGTGTCACAGGATATCTTGCGGAGTGCTCTGGATGACCTATAATACATTTGTTGATTTGAGGATCCTCCCATCGCTACTCGTGGAAGAATTGGAATTGAATTGAAAGATGGTTCGATATTGAGCATCTATTCACACTGGGACAATTTTCCTGAACACAACGGCAGGATTCTCCGCACCCATTATAATACCCGTGAGAAAGTTGAGGCACTTGTGGATGGCGGAGATGTAAGTTGTCTCTGGACTGATGATGGATTCTACACTTCAGAAGGTAAAACTAAACGTGGTTATTATGGTCCCCTTCATTATAGCGAAAGAGGTGAAGATTCCCCTCCTCGCCTTGATAAAGACCTCTGTGAGTATCTTCTCCCCGATAATAGTGAAGAGTATGCCTATATTTTTACACAAAACCAAGAATGGGTATGCTATAATATGAATCAGTTTGATGATTCTAAACTCCCCGAAATCGTTGAAATCCCCTCTGGAGCACTTGCTTGTTAATCTATGAAAACTTCTACTGCTATTGGTGTCGTTGCTGGTGCTGTTGTTATTGTAACTGCCAGCATCTTATTTGAAACATGGATATTGATGATGATTCTATCATGGTTTAATGTATTCTTGACCTTCTGGCAGAATCTTGCTATTGTGGTTCTTGCTAATATGATTTTCAAAAACTCTGGGAGTTCTTCTAAATGAAACCTGACAATACTGTCCGTAATTTTGGTATCATTGGTGTATCTTTTCTTCTATCACTGATGATCATTAATGCTGTGGTTGGTCCTCTCTACAATGTGTGGGCACAGTCACTACAAGGTAAAGCAGAACTTCAGAAGGCGGAATTTACGCGCCAGGTGGCAGTTTTGGAAGCACAAGCAAAGAAAGATTCAGCATCTCAACTTGCCGAAGCAGAAGTGATTCGTGCTCGTGGTGTCGCACAAGCAAACCAAATCATCGGTGATTCTCTGAAAGGTAATCCTGCTTATCTCCAGTATCTGTGGATTACTCAAGGTGAAGAGAATACCAATCGAACTGTTTATATGGTTCCAAGTAATGGTGGTGCTCCTGTGCCTACTTTTGATATTCAAACACCTTCTATTCCTAAGAAGTAATCCAATTCCTAAACTGGCACAGGACCCGCTCACAAGGCGGGTTTTCTGTTACAATGATCAAGTAGTTGAGGAACTCTCCATGAATCTGACTGAGTTTATTGAAGAAATCCGTGAGATTGAAATCTATGGTTCTGACCCTGTAGACTGGATGGGATACCTGGCAAATGACGACTACTGGGTGCCAGATGAAGAACTTGTTTATTGAGAAATTATTATACAGTTCAAATCCATGACTTTCATCATTGACATTCAACCTACGGACATGGTTGAAAGTATTGACCAAGATGCATTGTGGATGTTTTTAGATGAAAATTACGAAGTAGATTGCAAATACTTTGCCAATAATAGAATAAGAACAATTAGATTTTTACCTAACGGTGACGAAAATCAACTTGTTAGATATTATTGGACTGGAGAGGAATACACTAGGAGACTTGTAGATGATGATGTAACCTTTACTTGGATTCAAGAAAAAGGGTCTTACAGAAAAGATCATAAAGAATACTATGTCTATATCAGTGTTGGTGAAGATGGAAGACTTTATGTTGGAAGTTACACCCATCATTCTTATCAATCTAATTCATTTGATAATGATGGATATTATGGATCATTCACAGACAGAACATTCAAACCAGTTAAAAAAATCAAAATATGTGAGTGTTCTTCTAGGAATGAAGCATATGAAAAAGAACGTCAACTTCAAATTCTTCTAGGTGTGGACTCTAATCCAGATTTTGCAAATAAGTGTATAGAATCTATGGTCGTGTCCAATTGAATAACTGGCATACTGACCTCCCAGACCCCTCTGGGATGCCCTATAATACTCTCATACGCAATCAACCGATGCCTACCCTCAACAAAGAGTTCAGCGCCTTCTGTGCCCAGCGTGATGCCCAGAACACCATTCAACTGAATGTTGTGAAGTGGACCTGGATGCTGTGTGATGCTCTGCGTGACGCTGCTCCTGATGGTTATGACTATATCTTTGAATCTGGTCGTAAGTATCACAAAGTCATTATGATTGATTCTTCTGTGCGGGCGAATCGCAGCGTCCATGCTTATATTGACAAGAAGACTGGTGAAGTCTACAAACCCGCATCCTGGAAGTCTCCTGCCAAAGGTGTGCGTTATGACCTTCGCAGCATTGAGCAACGCGAATGGTTGTTTGAGAATGCAACCTGGCACGGATCCTACCTTTACGCTCGCTGATTTTACTTTAGTTTCACTTTTCACTTTCTTATTCATCATGGCAACTTATCGCGCTAAATGCTGGCTTGGTTCTTCTTCTGGTTATCAAGACCTTGAAGTCAAAGCAAACACTGTTAATGGAGCAAAGGAACAATTTGAACGAATTTATGGTGCAGAACAGGTAATTAACCTTTCCGAAGTTCGTGATGGTGGATCTAGCAGTGGTGGTGGATCTGGTGTAAGTATTGGAGGAACTGCTGGTCTTATTTCTCTAATTGCTGCTGCCTGGGTGTTCTTCACCTTTACTCCATGGATTTTAATGGGTCTTGGTGGTGTTGTTGGTGCTTGGTTGTCCGAGAAAGTGTTAGGACAAACACTTGGAGATTATGTAAATGATTCAAGTCCCACTAAATCAAATCACATCAGGGCAATTCTTGTTTTACTCACAACAATTTCTCTTGGTGGCGTTGGTTTTTATCAAGGAGATCAACTAAACAAGAGTTTCAACGAACCTTCTAAAACTGAACAGATCAAAAAGTGACTTACACCAAAGACCAACTAATCGAAGCACTCTACAATGAGTATGTGTATCTCTGTCACGATGACTTCGACCCTGACAATGATGCCACTCCAGAAGAATACTTGGAAATGCTGAAAGAAATGAGTTATGATGAGTTGGTTGAGGAAACTCAAACTGACGAAGAGTATCACATTGAAGAGTTTATGGAGGCATGGGGGTGACAGCAACTCATAAACTGATTTTTGTTTCAAGTTTTGTTTGGTTTTTACACTGGGGGCAATGTCTTACATTCAAACTTCTGGATACGGTTACTCTAAGCGCCTCTGCAAGGATGTTACCACTTGGTTTCTGAATAAGTTTCTTCCACGACATAAGATTCAGTTAGAAATTCTCCATCGTGGTCTGAAGAGAGAAGCAGTCTATGGTTACTGTGACTATGTGGGAGAATCTTATCGTCCCCGTGAGTTCCTGATTGAAATAGATACCTATCTTGATGAGGAGTTGTATATAAAAACTCTTTTGCATGAATTGACCCACCTGCGACAGTGGGTAGTCGGTTCACTGCGGGTTCGTTACGGAAAAATGTGTTATTGTAAAATACCAGTCGAACTTTATGACTATTGGCATCAACCACACGAAATTGAGGCACGGGAACAAGAAGAAACACTATATCTGGAGTATCTGTTTGATAAGAATGGGTGGACGGATCAGCAAGTGGCACAGTTTTTCCCAAACCGCCTGATGCAAGCGGTATGATATGTAAACAAGCAATCGAACCAATGACCCCTGAACAAAAGTTTCAGCAACTCTTTGAGGAAATGTACCAACTCTGTGAAGAGCAGGGTTGGGGAGATCCTTTCTCTTATGCTCGCTCCCGTGAGATTCATCTTGCTAGTATTCTTGGACATCAAATTGCAGAAACATATTCGGGTGCTGATGCTGTGGATGATGATGGTGAGTGTGAGTACAAATCTACCATTGCCAATTCTATCAATGGGACTTATAATGGTATCAGTGTTCAAGATACCTGGGAAGAGCAGGAGCGTTATCTAATTGAGGAGAAACTTGGTAAGTATTCCAATCACTACATTGCCCGATATGAGGGTGGTAAAGTCGTAGAAGTTTGGAAACTTACTGGAAATGATGTGTTGATGATTCTTCTCCCTAAACTCAAGAAAGATTGGGAACGTAAGATTCACGGCAAGCACAAAGATCCTCGCCTTTCGGGTAATCTAACTAGGAAAGAAATCTACCAATACGGAACTAAAATTGTATGACACTTGACAGCGGAAAACTGATGTACTCTGAGGGAAATAATGACGAGTGCTATACACCTTCATATGGTGTCACACCCATTCTGAAATACATTCCCAAAGATGCTAAAGTCTGGTGTCCATTTGATACAATTGACAGTGAGTTTGTGAAGCAGATTTCGAAGCAGAATGAAGTTGTATTCACTCACATCAATTACGGACAGGACTTTCTCACCTATGAACCATCTGATTGGGATGTGATTGTATCCAATCCACCATTTACAAACAAACGCAAGTTCTTTGAGCGGGCATTATCTTTTGATAAACCATTTGCGTTAATTATGACTAACACTTGGTTGAATGATAGTGCTCCCAAGCAGTTGTTTAAGGACAAGGATTTGCAGTTGCTGATGTTTGATAAGAGGATGAAGTTTCATAGTCCTGATGGTCGCCCAAATGATAAGATTACGTTTAGTAGCAGTTACTATTGTTGGAATTTTCTACCGAAACAAATCATTATGGAAGAACTGGATGTGCCAACTTCCAAACTGGCACAAAGGTCCCCCAGCGAAGCACGTTTGCCACTATAATAACAGAGTCAACACAACACAAGCATATGAGTTATTACTGGACGACAAAACTGAATACTGCAACTAATCGACGCATTGAGAAGTTGGAAAGTGAAGGTGTAAAAGTTGACACCAGCACTCACACAGGGCGACAAGTCATTGGTTACAACTATCTTGAACTTGCATTTGACGAATCATATGAAACTCTCTAATTCTTCTATTACACAGATTGCTGACGCACTCAAACCCGCAGTGATGAATTACATTTATGAAGATGAAGGTTTCACCGAGTATATGCAAACTGCAGTAGTAGAAGGTATTAAAGATGCAATGGGAGATATGGATGAGGATTTACTTTTTGAAATTGGTATGCTAATCTTTGATAGGATTGAATTGAAATGATGACTGAAACCACTGTAAATCTAAATGTGCATGAGATTGGTGTTCTTCTCTCTGCACTTCAGAATTTAGAAAATGTTGATGAAATTCACATTGCCAGAGACTATGGAAGTGCTCCTGCATTGTATAACAAACTCTATTCCCTCTGGGAGCGAATGGACAGATCGCAAACTGGACTACGCAACGACGTAGTGCCGTCCTTCTGACTTATAATACAAAGGTAATCGGGAGACACCCAATGCAACTGACTTCCACCACTGGCACGATGGTTGTGGATTACTATCCTATCGCTGGCAGCACTCAATTCATTTACAAAGTGCTGAAGTTTCAAGGTGTTGACACCATGAGCACCAAGTGTATCACCAAGCGTGACTTTGAGTGTGAATGTGATGAGCGTATTGGAATCGGTTATGAAGTGACTGGTTTCAATACTGAGGCAGTCAATGTGAATCCTATGGCAGGTGCTTGCTGATGAAAAAGAGATATATTATTGCTGGTGTATCTGCCATTCTTCTATGGAATGGATTCCTCATTCACCGAGATTCCCAACTGTTTGAATCCTACAACCGTCCCCTTACACAAGAAAGCAAATGAGTGAAGAAGATGTCATGGAATTCATCAACGCTTATGATGATTTCACTAAACATACAAAAGAACCTCTAAAGATTGAAACCTCCCGTCATACTGTAATCATTAATAATGTAGAGATTGAGATTCCATCTGAGAATCAATTGCTGAATCGTTATGCCAAGGAAGCAGAAGAAATGAATGTAAGCACTGAGTATTATCTACAGGAGTTTGTCTGATGAATAAACACACTAAGTTGATTCTAGCACTTCAACAAGTGAATAACATAGCTTCTTTGGTTCGGGAAAATGAATATAAACAATTTTTATATTCTCATCTTATTTCAGTTGAAATTGAGTTAAAGAGACAAATTTTATGTCTAAATAATCAAACCTGATGAGCCGCATTATCAGGAGGAGGGTGAAAGTCCCTCCTTTTTAGCATAAATAAATATGCGGCTCATTGGTTAAAAATGTATTACTACACTTACGCATATCTGCGTACAGATAAAACACCCTACTACATTGGTAAAGGGAAGGGGAAAAGATTGTATGATAAAAGTAGAAAAGGTGTAAAACCTCCAAAAGATAAATCCAGAATCATACTTCTAAAACAAAACTTAACTGAAGAAGAAGCATTCAAGCACGAAATCTATATGATTGCTGTGTTTGGTAGAAAAGATTTAGGAACAGGTATTCTTCATAATAGAACTAATGGTGGTGACGGAAGTAGTGGATGGATTGCCACTCCAGAGTTAAGGAAAAGGATGAGTGAGTATAGGAAAGGGAAAAAACTTAAACCATTATCAAAAGAAACAAAACAAAAGCTAAGGGAAATAAATTTAGGTAAAAAACATAATGAAGAAGCAAAAGCAAAAATGAGTGCTTCACACAAGGGTAAAAAAAGAAAACCACATTCTACCAAAACAAAAAAACAATTAAGTTTACTAAAACAGGGGATATTTGATGGAAATAAAAATCCTATGTTTGGCAAAACTCATAATAAAGAAACTAAACTAAAGATGTCAGAAAAAGCAAAATCAAGAAGCAGAGTAAGATATTCTAAACTTTATGAATTTGTTTCTCCAAATGGTGAAAAAATCATTGAATTTACAACAATTTTTGATTTTTGTAGTAAAAATAATCTAAGACATGATTGTATGAATAAAGTACTTCACGGAAAAAGAAAATCCCATAAGGGGTGGACAGTTTCCATAGAGTCATAAACTGCTTGATTTTTGGCAGACGATATGTTATGATAAGTCTGTTAAACAAATGAGATTAATGAAGTATTTGTATCTAATTGATTTTAATCAACCTTTTCCAAGTTCAGAGTATGGAGGATTAATTGCGGCAATTGCAAGTAACGACACTGAATGTCATACATTACTCTTCAATGAGGAGTTGTGGGACGAACCTCATACTGGATTAATTATGCAAGCAGTTGTTAAAGCACAAAAATTCGCATTAAAAGATGAATATGAGTCTGGAATCCTGGAGGCATTTACTACATGACACAACTGTATCGCATTGAAGAATTTTCCACTACAGGATGGGAACCAATTGATGAGAAAGCACAAAAATTGACAAAAGAGCAATGTGATTCTCTCCTTCAACAATATGTCTTAGAAGGAATTAATCCCAATCATCTCCGTGCAGTTTATGATTCCTGAATTTCCACACAAAGCACCATTTATTATAAATAGGTCTAGTATGTGAAAATCTTAGGTATTATACCTATGCTTATTTGCGTGAAGATGGAAGTCCTTACTACATTGGTATGGGCAAGAGACAAAGAATAAATCGTCCTCACAATAGAGCAAAGGGTAATTTTGTTCCATTACCACCTTTGAATAGAAGATTAAAACTAAAAACTAATCTCACTTTAGAAGAAGCAAAATCACACGAAATTTATATGATATCTGTCTTTGGAAGAAAATATTTAGGAACTGGTATTCTTCTTAATATGACTAATGGTGGCGATGCAGGAACTGCTTTAGGTGAGAAAAATTATTTTTATGGTAAGAGTGAATATGGTGGATGGAACAAAGGAGTTTCTCCATCTGAAGAAGTAAAGAAAAAAATTAAAGAGGCACATTCTTCTTGGTTTTTATTTAAACATAAGGATGGTAGAGAATTAAAGTTATTCACCACACTTAAATCATTTTGTGAAGAACACAAATTAGATCGAAGAACTATGATTAGAGTAATGAACAAAATACCAAAATACAAACAACACAAAGGATGGACAGTTTATAAACTGGAGCATTGACAAATAAAATGACTTTGCTTATGATTGTATTGTAGAAATTTTGTTATGCTTTCTCCAGAAGGTTTTAATCACAAAGCACCAAAGGGTTATAGTTATGAGTTTGAAGAGTTTAAGCGTGATGTGGTCGCTATTTGGTTGCGTTGCCATCGCAAGTTTGATTACAATGATGGTGCCTCAACTAGAACCATCTGGGGGTTTCACAAAACCAAAACTGGAGAATACTTTGCCCCAGTCAACAGTAAGACCATCGGTTCTTGTGTAAACATTAATGATACAAGACCCTGGACTTCTATGAAGATAAATTATCAAGGAATAGAGCAGTTCTTTGTATGACCTCTTACGAACCACACGTTAATGATTATGTTGTATGGAATAATGGAAAAGGAGTAGAAGGATGGGTCTACTTTGTTGATAAGGAGTATATTACCATTGAAGCATCAGTTACTCCTAAAGATAATGTGAATTATCGTGCAGCACCGATTCATGCCAATAATAGATTACTAGTTCTTTGCTATAAAAATCAATGGAGTGAGTTGAAATATATAAAGACGCGACAATCAATATATGAAGAAGAAAAAGACTCTCTGGAAGTGGTGGTGTCTGGCACTGGGACAAAAAGCAAGTAAGTGTAACAACGAAGCGGATAGGGTTGCCCTTATCCGCACTTTTATTTTTGTCACATACTTTTTGACTAATTGTTTTATCGTGTATGGTGTTTTGAGAACTCATCATTTTCCTATTATGCATCACCAACCTTTAGAAAAATGCTTGAATCATGAACCGATATAGAAAAGATTTATTCTCCATTCCAGTTTTTCAAACAAATATAAAGCAGAACGAAACACTAAAAGAACTTCTTCTGCCGAAGATTGAAAAATGTTATAAGGAAAAAAGACTTCCCGTTCCTGATGGTTGGAACACTGATCGAGTCTACACAACATTTGACCGTGATAAATTGAATAATGAAATTTTTGGTGACCCTAATATAGCACATCCATATTACTTTGACTGCTTTAAAAAGTTCTTTGATGATGAGTTTAAAATTTTCATTCATGAAACTTGGTTTAATTATTATATTGATGGAGAATATCAAGAATCTCACGATCATCTGAGTCCAAATATTTTTGCTGCTCCATCACATTTTTCTTGTATTCATTATTTGTCCTTTGATGAAGAAAGTCATGAACCTGTTAGATTTACTGATCCAAATGAAAAAATTAGATACAGTTCCTTAAATCTTAAGTCCTTTGACTACAACAGTACTTATACTCCAGAAATCAAAGAAGGAGATTTTCTAATGTTTCCATCTTATCTGGATCATTATGTAAAACCCTCCATTACAACACCAGACTATCCCCGAGTTACAATTTCATTGAATCTTGCAGTAATAGATTATGGAGATCAGGCAATGAAATTCTTAGAAGATGTGGAAGAGACCAATGCAAATTAATTATCAAGACAATTTCTTTTCCGAAAGAGAGCATAATTTAATCTATGACTATTGTTTGAATGCTACTTACAAGTATGGAGAAACTGATGAGATTGATACTCCTCAAACTGGTCTTGTTCATAACATTCCAGAAGATGAGTTTATGTATAAACTTTTCAAGAAGAAACTAAGCGACTTTGATCCTCAGTTAGGTTCAATGAAACTTTATAGGATGTATGTGAATTGCTTTGCGCCATCAGAGAATCCATATTTTCATATTGATGGTGAGAAAGGTATAACACTTCTGTATTATCCTCATATGGAATGGGATATAAATGAAGGTGGTGAAACTCAGTTTTACATTGATGAAAATATCTATGGT